ATACTATCAGCTCTGTTGAGTTTACTCCACACAAGTTCATGGCAACTACTCACCTAGCAAAAGACGAAGAAGAAGATACTGTTCTTCCTCTACTAGACTTCCTACGTGCAGCAGCTACTCGCCGTCTGGCTCGTGCTATTGATAAGTCTATCCTAAGAGGTACTGGTGCTCTAACAGGCTTCACTGCTTCTCCTACTAATACTATTACAGCAGGTACTGGTTATGCTTCTGTTATCGAAGGTATCACTAATCTAACTGGTGACGCTTCTCTAACAGTTTCTACTGGTTCCTCTACAGATAAAGCAGACCCAAGCGATATCGCAGCTGCACGTACCCAAATGGGTAAGTATGGTCTTCAGCTAGGTAATGATCTAGTGTTTGTTACTTCTATCGAAGGTTACAACAACCTAGTAACTACTTCTGATTTCCAGACTGTTGATAAGTTCGGTCCTAACGCAACTTACCTAACAGGTTCTGTAGGTGCTGTATACGGTATTCCTATAGCTATCTCTGAGTTCCTAGATGGCGTAGGTTCTACTGGTAACCACCTAGGTGTTCTACTTTATAAGCCAGGCTTTATGATCGCAGAACGTCGCGGTATTGAGATTGAAAGCGAATACGAACCACGTCAGCAGGTAACTGCAATGTACATGAGCACTCGTTTTGACTTCAAGGCTCTAACTACTAACTCTAGTGCAGCACTAGACGCAACTAAGTATGCTTATGCATCTACTATCGTTGCAGGCTAATAGTTAACTACATAACTAAGACTAAAAGGGGGAGGCGGTAAACGTCTCCCCTTATTCGTATATAAGGTAGGCTGTCATGACAGATAAATTTGAAGAAAACCTAGGTAGAAATACTTATATAACATTACCACAAATAAAAGATTATTTAAGTATTAGCAGCAATACTCAAGACGCTAGATTGTCTAATCTAGTGTATTATGCTACAGGCGTTATAGAGCATTACATAGGTCAAGAAATATTAGCTAATGACTATGTAGAGATATATGACGGAGGTAAGTCTTCTGTATTTTCTGCTAGACTACCTTTAAATAATGTTTATCAGGTGAGCGAGTTTAACGGTGTAGATTTTGATATTCTTGATGACCCTACAACAATAGGGGCTCCTGTAATAACAGATACTGACTCTGTGATATTTAATTTTGCAGGAGATGCTAGATGCACTACTAAAGTAACTAAGTTTGGCAAATCATGTTTAACTCTTGATAACGATGATTTTATATATTCGGGCACTGTTCCTGAGTCTATGATATTTGAAGATGGTGACTTTACTATAGAAGCTTTTGTCCGCGTTACTGAAGCAACGCTTCAGGATAATGTAGTATTTTCAGTAAGTACTGATGATTCTAATTATATGAAGCTATCTTTAGCAAATCAGTATGGATTATCTTTTGAAGCTAATAATTCAGGAAGCTCTACTGTAGTGCGAGGTGATAATGTTAGTATAGAAACTCAGCAGTTTGTATCAAGACAGTGGGCACATATAGCCGCCGTTAGAGACATAAGCGATGATACTTTAAAACTTTTTTATAACGGTAATCTAATAGCAAATAGCTCTTATACTATTAATAATCATAATTTTACTTCTAACGTACTAATCGGAGAAACTTTTAAAGGTCAATTAGATGAAATAAGAGTATCTTCAATGCCTAGATATACACAAAACTTCTCTGTGCCAGAGCATAGATTTAGGCCAGATAACGACACATCTATGCTAGTGCATTTTGATGAAAAACACAATGCTACTATTGCTAAAGATGTTCATGCGCAACCTAGTGAGTATAGTTATTCTATAGATAGTGGAGAAATAACAAAGAATATAGGAACCAAAGCTAGCTATATTAGTGTTAATAAGTCTTATCCTTCTATCTCTTTGTTTGGTTCTCCTACTTTTAATCCATACCCTAACGGAGTAAAGATAGAGTATAACGCAGGCTACTCTGCAGATAGCATACCTTACGATTTGCAATTAGCTACTCTCGACTTTATAAAACTGCTATACAAACAAGATCAAGAGAAGAAAGGTTTTAGTTTTGAGGGCGAAAAAGGAGATTCTTTTCCTCTTGCAGGCAACTTTCCTCCACACGTTCGCCGTATTTTAGACTTATATAGAATTATTTAATGAAATACTCTTATAAAATAACTTCTAGTGTAGTAGGCCCACGCGTTAATGTGCGTAGAAAAGATGCTAGTGCTTTTGCGCAAGCATTAAGGCAGGCTAGAACTAGCACTTCATATAAAAAAGCAATTTTAGGCTTATTAAAGGATGTAGAGAAAAAAATAAACTCAGCAGTAATTAGTGCGTTTGGTGGTGGTACATTATCTGTAGGCAAACCTGTTGCTACTCCTGTATTTACGACTACCTTAGATATAACTACTGATCCTAGTACTGAGAAAATAACTTCTTTAAATAGAAGTATAGTTAGTAGAGTGTCTATTTCTAACCCTATACCTATATCTAATATAGAAACAGAGAGTGGTGATGAATTTCGTTATAATCAAGAACTAGTAGACTATATACGCTCTAATAAAAATAATAGTGCTGCTCTCTATACATACCTATCCCAAAATAAGCTTACTAGAAGACTTGTAACTAACTTTAATGATATAGGCATAGAGTATAGACGTGGCTCTAGAACTATGTATAAAAAGATATCTTTTAAAGAATATGAAGTTATGAGAGCTATTTCTAGCGGTAAAGCCAAGATTAAAGTTGAAGAAAACGCCAATAGTATAGGTATATACATATATTTTAGCGAATCTACTATGGCTTCTGCTATTAGTGCAGCAAATGCAAAAATGCAGCAAGAACTAACAGGAACTACTGGTCAAAAAATAATACAGATTATCGCAGAAGAAACTGCGTTACCTAGCGGTTCAGTAATGAGAGATGTTAAAGGCTTTTTAGAAAGCTTAGGAATATCTTATATGCTTAAGTATGTTAACAAAGGCACTTTAAATAGGGCTAATGTTTTGTTAAATACTATAGGAGATGCAAGACCTAACTATCAGTCTTTTTTGTCTTCTATACAATGGACAGCTCTTGTTCAAGCTAGGTTAGGAGACACAATGGAACGTACTGGAGAACCGGAGCCTCCTGATCTCAAAGAGAGGACTGGTCGTTTTAGAAGCAGCGTTTCAATAACTGCTAACTATAGAAAAAATTTAATATACTATACTTATTTGCCTTTATACTCTTCTTTAGAGCGTTACGGTTATATGCCAAACCTACAAGTAGAAACAGCAATACGAGAAGTAGCGCAGCGACAATTCGCAGACGAGTTTAGATTTACAGCTATAAAAGGTCCACGATGATATTTAACAGACGAACAGAAATAGTAAACTTTTTAGTAGAACGATTAAAAGAAATTGATGGAGATATCTCTCCGTATGATCCAACGTATACGTTCAATAGTAACATATTTAATAACGCTTTCCGTAAATTAAAGTTTTTAGATGAGGTTAATGATTTCCCATCTCTTTACCTATCTGCCGGAACCGAAATTAGAAATTTTCAATCAGAAAGTTTGACGGAAGCCACACTAAACGTTATTATAAGAGTATACGTATATGGAGAGGATAATTCTCAGTCTCTAGCTGAAGATTTAGTCGAAGATATAGAGCATATTATATACTCTATCGGAGACGAACCCGAAAAAGGAATATTCGATATAACAATAGAGAGTAGTACTTTAGACGAAGGGTTAGCGCTTCCTTATGGTATAGCAGAAATCGAATTATCTGTGGTCTATAGACTAGAAAATTAAGGAGAATAAAATGACATCTCTAAACTTACAAAGAAACTCAGAAGTATTCTTCTCTACTGTTGATTTAATAAACGGTGGGGCGGTTACTTCTATTACACCATCTAATACTTGGAAGCTAGAAGTACTAGCAGGTTTTGCTGCTTCCTCTTCATCTGCTACACAAGATATCACTTCAATGGAATCTGGCACTAACCCTGACAGATCTCAACAAAGATTTAATACCGCAATCAACCCTGTTGATTGGAACTGCCAAGTGTATCTACGTCCTACTGGCGTAATAACAGGCGCAGCGTCTGGAGGAACTAGTGCTGGTACAACAGCTACTGGTAATGTTCGTCCTGTAGCTGATTGGTTCATGTGGCAGGCTCTAGTGTCTAACACAAAAGCTACTGACGGCACAGCTGAACAGTCTGTATGGGAAACTGGCGGAAAATTAAGAACTACAAATGTAGCTGCTGGAGTAGGATCTCACGCAACTCGCTCTAACTTCTCTACTGCTGCTGAGTATCATATGTATTTTAAACTAGATAATGTTATTTATCAGGTTTCAAACGCAACTGTTAATCAGACTACTGTTGATGCAGGAATAGAAGAAATTGCTACTGCAACTTGGACTGGTTTCGGTACTACAATGAAAGAACTAACCGGTACTCCGCGTGATAACGCTGTATCTGTATTTGGCGGAGTTCTAAATAGTGGTAGTGCTGTTCTAGCTAATGCTAACGTAGTTACAGCTGACGCAGCTGCTTCTTATCACCCATTTAATCAAGCTAACGTTGCTGGTTCTGTAGGTACTAACTCTTTCATTAAGAACAGACTAAGTGCTATCGAGTTCCATCACAAGCCAAGTGAAGGTGGAACTGATGTAAAATACACATTCCCAGTAACAGCACTAAGCTTTGATTATAACAATAACATTACCTATCTAACTCCAGAAGAACTAGCAAACTTAAATGAACCTATTGGTCAGTTTACTGGTACTCGTGCGGTTACAGGTAGTGCTACTATGTATCTACGTGCTGGGGATAATGAGTCAGCTCAGTTCCTACGTAACATTTCAAATGATAGCAGAACTAACTCTGCACAAACTTCTAATGCAAACCTAATAATTGGTGGTTCTACTGCTCCGTATGTAGCTTTCCAGCTAGACGCAGTTCAGTTTGAATTCCCACAACTTGCTGTAGAAGATGTTATCTCTATGAGTGTTAACTTTGTGGCGCAAGAGCCAACAGCAAGCAAAGGCGGCGGCGGAGAAGTAACTATATTCGCAGCTAAGTAATAGTGTTCTTGAGGGGGAACAAGTTTAACCACAGGCGAACGCCCACTAACTTGCAAATCAAGGTTTCCCCTCACCTTAGATGAGCAGATATGTTAGTGGGCGTTCACTTTATTCTTTAGAGGGAAAATATGAGTAAATTAAAAAATCTTATTGTAAAAGAATCATCTACCTGGGTCGAGTTCCCAGACATTGACGGTTTTGAAGTATGTCTACGCTTTTTAAGCCGTGAAGACATGCTAAAAATCCGTAACAGAAGCTTAGCTTTTAAATTCAATAAACGCACTAGACAGCGTGAAGAAGAACTAGACAGTGCGAAGTTCATTGAGAACTATGCAGATGCTGCTATAGAAAACTGGAGAGGCTTGAAGATCAAACATCTTCCTATGTTACTGCCAGTTGATATTTCTTCTATGGACGGTGATGAAGAAGTAGAGTTCACAAAAGAAGATGCAGTAGACCTAATCAAAAATTCTACTGTATTTGATAACTTTGTTACTGATTCTCTAAGCGACTTTGAACAGTTTTCTAGACAAAAACAAGAAGAAGACGTAAAAAACTAACAGAATACCTTCGCCATAGTTTAAATGGCGGGGGTATGACCGTAGACCAATATTTGTTGATGTGTGAGCAGATGGGTTGGGAACCTAACGAAGAGGAAATTCCTCGTGACGCTTCTGAATTGTCTATTGAGGCTCAACAAGCATTAATTCTACTAAATGTTTTACCTGACAAGTGGGACGGTATGAGTGGTAGTTGGTTTGGTAAAGACTATAGTGGCTTATCTTCTATCATAGACATTTACGAAATAGAGGATAAACGAACCGTTTTTGAACTATTAAAAGTAGCGGAAGGCGAATTAGGTAAATACTACGCACAAAAGCAAAAAGAGCAGAAGGCGTTATCAAAGAGAGCAAAGTAATTGGGCATAGTTAATGACTTAAAAATTATTTTTAGTAGCCAAGGTGCTAGCGATGCAGCTAGAGATGCTGATAGAGTGGGTCGCTCACAGACACGCTTAGGTAACTCTGCTACTAATGCTGGAAGGCAGTTTGCTGCGCAATCAGCAGGTTTAGGTGGCTTAGTTGCTGCTTATGCTGGTGCTGCAGCAACTGCTTTTGCTTTAGAAGCTGCTTTTAGCGGCTTAGCAAAGGCTGCCCGCTCTATGCAAACGCTAGAGGGTTTAACTGCTATTGCAGCACAGACTGCTCAAGACGGTCAACGCATTGTTCAAAGTGTTAGAGAAATTACTAATGCGCAGATGACGCTAGTAGAAAGTGCAGAGTTAGTTAACCTTTCTTTGAGTGCTGGGTTTAATACTGCACAGATTGAAGGTTTAGCAGATGTAGCACTAAGAGCTTCTCGTGCTCTAGGACGTGACTTAACAGACGCTTATACTCGTGTTATTCGCGGTTCTGCTAAGCTAGAAACCGAACTATTAGACGAACTAGGTATTTATACTAAAATTGCACCTGCTACTCGTGCTTACGCTGCTGCCACTGGTCAAGCTGTTAGTGATTTATCAGAATTTGAAAGACGCCAAGCGTTTGTTAACTCTGTTATTGCAGAAGGATTACGTAAGTATAGTGCGATTAGTACTACTGTACCGACTGCTTCAGAGAAGATTGAGGCTTTTGGTACTAAAATCTTGGATCTTGCTACGCAAGTCGGTTCTTTTTTAGCGCGAGTAGTAGCTCCTATAGCTGAATTTTTCACTGAAAACTTTGGTGCTTCATGGGGTGCGTTAGCGGCAGCAGGTTTCTTAGTATTACGTAAAGGTGTTCAAGAACTATCTAGCACCTTATCTAACTCTATTGCTAATATAGAAGCAAAAGTAGCAAGCGTTAGAGATAGATTAGGTAGTATAAATGAGCAAGCACAGGTATCAGGACAAGCAGCTGCAAGGAGTGTAAATCTAGCTTCTGCAGGTTTAGGCGGCGGTTTAAGAAAAGAAGTTAAAGACTTAAGAGATTTAGCTCGTAGTCGCGCTCTTTCTAATGCAGAACTAGGTAGAATGAATAGTCTGCTACAAACTAGGGCTACAAGGCTTACTGCGTCTAGACAAGCCATACTACAACAGATTGTAACTCTAAGACAACAAAGAGCAGCTCTTAGAAACTCAGGACAAAGCGTTGCACAGGTAAACGCAGCTCTAGCTGTTCAAGCTCGTAGATTACAAAATAATAGAAGCGTTATAAACGCTAACACAGCTAGTATGAATGCTCTTACTGCTGCTACTACTAAAACAACTAGCGCTTTTGCGGCTCTTGCTGCTGCTGGATATTCTAGTATGCTAAAACTAGGCGCTGCAGTAGCCGCTGTAGGTTTAAAATTTTTGAGTTTTGGTGGTATTATATTAGGAGCAGTTTCGTTAGTTGGGATATTTGGTACTGCTATAGCAAGTTTGTCTGGGACTACCGATGAGTGGGGTGCATATCTACAACAGTTACAAGCTACTATAGCCAGCCTATTTAACTCGGTAGAAAATAGAAGACGTTCTACAGTAAATCTAGGACTGGCTAACGCAGCTTTGCAAGAAGCTGAGGCTGCTGACTCAGCTTTAGCACAGGTAGAAGAGTTTACTTTTACTACTAAATACTTAGGTATAGAAATAGAAATAACTAAGACTAAAGAAGATATAGTAAGAGAAGTATCATCTATATTAGATGGCGCTACTAGGGAGTATGCAGGTTTTACAGACGCGCTAATTTCAGGTCCGGGCATGGCCGGAGCTATTGAGGGTGCTATATCAGGCGCCGTTATGGGTGGAGTCGTAGGCTCAGGCGCAGGGGGCATAGGCGCTATTCCAGGAGCAATAGGTGGTGCTGTAGTAGGGGCAGTAATAGGTGGAATAACTTCAGCGTTTAATGCACTTGACGACGAAGTTCAAGTCCCAGAGAACGTTATAAATCGTTTTAGAAACCAGTTTTCTGACGCTTTATCTGGTGTAGGAGATGGTGCAGCTACCGAAATAGCAAGTATGTTAGCAATTTTAGAACAAACTAGTTCAGCTGCTAGATCACTAGATCCAGCAGCTAGGGCTGTTTATCGACTACAGCAGCAGCTATTAATAGATAGCGCTCTTCAGCTTGATAATGTGGAAGCTATATCTAGAATTATACAAGCTACAGGAGCAGATGCTGCTCAGGTTTCTCAGCAGTACACATTTCAAGAAGGCGTTTCAGATTCTGCTGTAATAAGAGATAATTTACGTAATGCTCAGTTACCTATTGGTAACTATAGAACTGCTATAGATATACTAGATACTTCTGCTGAAGAGATAAGAAGTATTATTGAGAATCCTATAGTTATACCAGCTGGTTCTATCTCAGGAACAATATTATCTGTGCGTCGAGAATTAAATAGTTTACAGCTTGCAGGTAGTGAGCTTCCTAATAATGTAGAGCAATATCTTACTAACTTTACAGATAGAAATCTAACTTTAATACAAGACATAAACACTGTATTATCTGGGGCTTATGCTGAAGGAGCAGATTTAATAGATGAAGCTCAGTATAATGCCTTTATAGCTGCTACTACAGCAACAGGAGTTTCAATGGCTGGGCTAAGCGGTTCTGTAGTGTCTATATCTTCTGAATTTAACAATTTAAATACCTCTATAGAACAAGCCCAAAACACTTTATTTGCTATACAAGGAGTACTTTTCTCTACTCAAGAAGGGCTAAACAATAATACTATAAGTCTTGAGCAGTTTTCTCAAAATATAGTTAGTTCTACTGATGCGTTAGCTAGACAAGTTCCTGAAATACTAGCAGCTCAAGACGCGCTAGCAGTATTGGACGAGAGACTGGCACAAGCTAGTGCTCGCGGAGCAGAAGATTTAGGAGCTATCCAAGATTTAAGAGATCAACAAGCTGCTATTGTTGATCAGTTATTCGAGCAATTTGCTTTAAACAACAGAATCTTAGATGCTCAAAGAGCGCAGGAAGATACTCTTAGAGATAGAATAGCTTTAACTGAGTACTTAAACGAGTTAACAGAGGACGCAGCTAATATCTATCAAGTTGTTGGTAATATTTCTACTGCTGCAGGAGGTTCTACAGAAGATTATTTAACAGGTCTTATCGAACAAAATACCCAAGATATTGAGCGTTTTAGTAGGTATAGAGAGGCTGTCCAAGGTTTGGAAATACCTGAAGCGGCAAGACAAGCTTTACTTTCTACTGGTATGGAAGATTTTGAACAACTACAAGCAGTGCTAGCAGAATACGGAATCACTATGGAACGTATCCTAGGCAATACTAATGACGTAATACTAGTTGGAGAGACTATTAACAAACAAACAGGTGAAAGATTAGAACTTGAACGACGAGTAGCCTTAGTAAGCAACAATACTATTGCTGCTAATGCTAGAGCAGAAGAAGTGGAGCAAGCATTATTGTCCATAACGCAGGCTAGAGCGGACGAAGTTGCTACTTTCTTAGCATCTTATCAAGATATATTAAGCGTTTTAGATCAGCAAGTTAGTATATCTGAACAAGAACTTGATATAGCACGAGCGCAGGCTAGTGCTGCAGCTACAGCTTTAGAGCATTATGAAGATCAATTAGAACTACAAAGAGATATTACTGAGCTAGAGAGAGATGTTAGCGCTACAGAGGCTAGAGTCGAGTTAGCCGGGTTATTAAATGACTCTATACAGAATGAATATGACTACTTAATTCGAACAAGAGAACTTAATCAAAGAATAGCTGAAGAAGAGAACGACAGACTAATAGCTAGAATAGAATCTGCACAAGAGTTATACGATACTTACGTGGATATAAGTAACTTAATTAGTAATATCCAGAGCATTTCTCAAGGTGCATCAGAAGCTGACTTGGCTGGTGCAGAAGTAGAGGCTAGATTAGAGGCTATATCTAGACAATATAATAATGAAGTAGCTGTATTAAGAGCCCAAGAACAGGCAGATAGAGAGAGAATAGAAGCAGAGCAAGGATTAGCTTTAGCTAGAACTATGGCTGCGATTGACGAAAGAAATATGTTAAGAGATACTTTAGCAGATAGGCTAGCTATAGTAAGACAAGAACAAGAGCTTGCTAATCTTAACAGACGCAATGATCTATTAGCTTTACAAGAGCGTAGGGACGCTGCCGAATCCGACTTAACAATATTAGAGAAAACTACTGCACTAGAACAGACACAGCTCAACGCTAGGATAGACGCTGATAGAGAGCGTGCTATGGCTGAGGCTAGAAATCTGCAAAACTATTTTAGTGTTGTAGAAGGTCAAGATACAGTGCAAACAAACTTTGTTAACAGGTTTGGTACTATTGTTACTATGCTAGGCACTATAATGGGTGAAACTCCAGAAGGGTTAACAGGTTTTGATACTAGTGACTTTGGTGCTATAGGTACTCAAGTCGCTAATGCTGTAAGTTCTATAGATGCGGTATACGATCAGCTTAGAAACAACGCTGTTGAAGCTTCAGAACTAGCAGCTACCGCTTCTAGAGAGCGATTAGAGGCAGAGATAGAATCTTTAGATGCACAAATTGCTGCACAGAGAATGTATAACGTAGAAGCTGCGTTATTAGGCAGTGAACGAGTCCGTGCTCAGCAGGCATTAATTATGTCTGAGCTTGAACTTGCTAATGCAGGTGTTAGGGAGGCGCAAGCTGCTGCTTCTGCTTTGAGTACTGAGCTAGACGGTCTAGCTTCTGAGTATGCAGAAAGAGGAATGCAAGCACAGGCTAACGCTGTTCGAGCTGTAGCACAAGAGCTAAACAGAATAGCGGGAGTAGTTCGTGCACAAGTAGAATCTTTTAGGGAAGATGTAGAATCAGCTTTAGATGAGGTATCAGCTATTGCCGACCAAGAGATACTATTAGAAATGCGTTTTGAGTTAGATAGACAGAACCTGCAAGATCAGATAGACATGGCTAGGCAACAATTTGTACTGGATCAGCTACAAGCAGATATAGAACTTACAAATGCTCAAGAGTCTAGTGGTTCTATTGACGCTATAACAGCAGCAGAGCGTGTTAATGAATTACAACTACAAGTATTAGCACAACAAGAAAATATGCTGGCCCTAGAAGTAGAACAGTATGCTCAACGTCGTTCCGATGAAAGAGCTATAATAGAACAAGAAACAGCGCAAAGACGACAGGCTCTTGTCCAAGACCGTCAAAACACTGAGGCTAGAATTAGGGCAGAATATGCAGTAGTAGACGCGCAAATCCAGCAAGGACAAGACTTTTTACAAGGTCGCCAAACCTTAGACTCTGGTTTGATAACCGGTTTAACTACTGTATTTAACGGTTTAGGTAATGGGTTGCGAGACGTTTTTGCTAGTGTAATAACGTCTTTTAATACTATGTTTGCGGGAGTAGAAGGTTTTAGCGCGGCCGGTGGTGTAGATGCTTTTACAAACATAGACACTCCAGAGCTTAATGAAGATATAGCAGGTATATTTACCAATTTAAGAACTAACTTAGGCGACAGCTATACTGCAGCTATAAGAGCTAATAATAGATTATTTACTGAGCGTAATGCAGCTTTAAGCAGAGAAGAGACTAGAACACTTCAACTATTTGATTTACAAACTAGGCTAGATACAGAAGCCTTTGAAAATCGCGCTACTTTAGCTGAAAGAGAGCGTTTAATAGAAGAAGAAAACGCTGCGGCACGAATAGCTTCTGCAGAAGAAGCAGGCGGTGCCGCTGAAGAGGTGACCGATACTCTTCGTGAAAGGCTACTAGCTATATATGACTCTATACAAAGCAATTTAGAAGATGCCTTTATGGAGCTTAATGACTTAATATTCTACGGAGAAGGTGACTTTGGTGAAATATTAGGTAATTTATTCCGTAGTATACAAACAGACATATTCCAAACTACTATTGCAGAGCCGCTATCTAGATTAATAACAGATAATCTATTTTCAGCTTTTGGGTTCGAAGGTGGTAGACAAGGCATTGAAAATGCTAGAATTGACCCTGTTTCTGGTGCCCTATTTGTTCGTCCTGTTGAAAGCGCTTTCGGTATACAAGGCGTTATTGATAAGAGTGGTGAATATTTAAATCAACAAAACCAGGGTTTCTTAGGCGGACTATTTAGCCAAACTCGTTCTGAAATGAGCGGTATCTTTGGCGGAGGCGGTTTCCTATCTAACCTTATGCAAAGTTTATTTGGACAAGGCGGTCTATTTGCTGGCCTATTACGTGGACTAGGAAATTTAATACGTAGTATCTTTGGCGGAGGAGCTGGAGGCAGCGGAGGCTTATTTGGCGGTTTATTCTCTGGCATCTTTGGTGGAGGTATTGGTAAAGCTTCTGGCGGTTTAGTTCATATGGCTCAGGGCGGTCTACTAAACGCGTCTGCTATGCAACGTGACCGTGTTCCAACCATGTTGGAGCCTGGAGAATTTGTAATACGTAGAGCAGCAGCCCGTAATATTGGCGTAAACAATCTACAGCAAATGAACGCTACTGGACAAGCTGGAGGAAACGTGCAAGTTAATGTCACAAATAACGGTACTCCTCAAGAAGCGACAGCCTCACCTCCTAAGTTTGATGGTGAAAAGTTTGTTATTGATATTGTAACTCGTGATTTAGCAAACAATGGTCCTA